TTGCGCGGGGTGCCATCTTTTCAGTACCGTATTCAACATACCCGGCGTACTCCTGCGTGTTCCAGACATCAATGCTTTCCTTCTTCTGATCGAAACCCCAGCCGCCCTGCAACGCACCAGTACGAACTGGCGTACGAGCACGAGCACGCTCTAGGAACTCAACGCCCCACTCCTCTTTGAAGCGACGAAGGCGGGTGTCTAGATTGATGTTGAATGCGTCAATCGTTCCGCTGTTGTTTAGATTCCATTCACGGTCAGCCATTACTGAATCTCCAATCGGTATGCAATCGTCGTTGTGGAAGGCTTGTAATCACTGACTGCTGTAATTGCCCATTGGCCGACCGTCGAAGTCACTAGGTCGCCTATTTGCGGATTGAATGAACCAATGGCAGTCACGTACATAACCTTTGATTGCATCGCCATTGGAGTTGCAGCCGTAACACCCTCTTGTACTTCAGTCTTAGAAGGGGTGATTACGCCGTATGCCTTACCGACGCTTAAGCCATTGCGTGTTACCGTGATTTGGAAGCCGAGGTTCTTGATTAAGCCCGTTGCTTTCCCGCTTAGAACTGAGTAATCCATTGCGGCTCCTTAGCGAGAGAACCGAACAATTGACTGGCGGCCCTTCATGAGCGGCCATAGAATTAACTCAACTTTGCGGAATCCGTCAAACGTTGCCATTTCAGTTCGACCTGAATTAACGTATGTTGTGGACGTAGAAATCTCACCCACCTTCACCGTTTCACTCTGAACATCGAGGACAGAATTACCCTCTGGAAATAGATTCGCGCCAAGCAAATACATCAACGCCAACTCAGCCTGCGCCTTCTTGAGTTCAACGGGAATGCCAGTCGTACGCGTGTTCCCGTTTCGATCAATGAACGGATAGCGCGGCCATAGCAATGCCTGTTCACCCTCTTCACGTGCAGAGACAAACCTCGGGCCGTATAAGAGGTCAAGGGACTGGCAAGCAACAATCAAGGCTTGTTCCTTCGTCGTCGTATCGCCAGCCCAATCAGCATTTGCAATTCCTGTGTGGTATGCGTCTGCGTATGCAACATCGCAGTAGGAGTTTGCAGTAGCCAATCCCCCACCTGTTTCAACTATTAGTGCCATTACTGAACCTCTTTAACGTATGCGGAAAGCAACTTTGCTTCCCATGGCTCCATTTCTAGGATGTCGCCCTGCCTGCCAATAAACTTGCGGGCATTTACTTGACCGCGCAGTTCACGAACGATTACTTCGTATTTGCGTTGAGTATTTATTGGTTGCACTTCGTTGGCGGGTTTTGTCTTTCGTTTGTATGCCATTTCTAATCTCCAAATGAAAAAGCCCGCCGAAGCGGGCCTTGTCAGTTACTCAGTTGATTACACCAAGTTAGCGCCAACGCTCGAAGCAGACATCAGAGTCCACACAGCGTCGGTATCAACGATGGCGTATTTGAAAACGCCGTACCAACCGATGTTGATAGTGCGGCCCAGGGTATCGAACGGACCGGTGATGGTCAGGCGAGGAGCTTGGCTCTCAACCAGACCCAGACCGTTTGCGCCGAAGAAGGCTGTCTTGTACGTATCAACCGTACCAGCACCAGACTGGTCAGCAACGAATGCCAGGTTGTTACGAACGACCTTGAAGCCACGGTACGAACCAACTTCGTTCTTCAGGATCATCGAAGCGTTCTGGTAGGTAGCAACGTTGATCCAGCCAGCGTCTTGGCGCAGGTCGTGAATAACGTCGTCGTGTGCAACCATCACATACATGCCATCAGCAACAGTAGGAACGTTTGCACGTGCCAGCTTGTTGTACATGACGTTCAGTTGGTTACCGGTGATGATGTCGGTAGAAGCCAGAGTAGGTTCTGTCTTACCGTTCATGATCAGAGCGTTGCTCGATGCTTCCAGAGCCAGCATTGCCAGCTTGTTCTTAACCATCGCCATGTTCTTACCAACGAGGGTAGGAATAGCGAGGTCAATCTTGCCGCCAGATTGCAGCGATGCCAGATTTGTCTTAGTAACAGCGTTACCGTATTCAACAGGCGCAATCAGGATCTGGCTGTCGTTCACTGCTTCAGACGTAATGTCCACAGTTTCCGACAGAGGCGTAGTTGCCAGGGACAGACGGTTGTACTTGGTCAGCTGAATCGACTTAGCGTCGATTTCTTGCTTGTACTGTGCGAATTGGTCCATTGCGGTTTCTTCGCCGACAGTAACGATGAATTGCTGGTCATAGGCTAGGACGATGCTGTCGTCAATTTGCGCTGTACCAGTCAGGTTGCTTGTAAATGCCATTTTCTAAACTCCGTTTGTTGTTGTTGTTTTTGGAGACGTACCGGTATTTATGCTTTACCGTACTTCTTTAGAACCGCCTGTACTTCCTTTGATGTTTTAGCAGCCATCATTTCAGCTGCATAACCAGAAATCTTGTCGGCCTCAGTAGCTCGTACCGCAGGTGGAGCAGTTTTGGTTGCTTGAGCGGCTTCCGTTACTGCGTCAAACAGAATCGAGTCGCTAGCCTTCAATGCATCGATTACTGCCTTAACAGAATCTGCATTTACTGAGCCGTCGTCACCGATCTTGATTGCGCTTCGGTCAACCAACTTCAAAGCCGTATCCACAGCTTTAGCACCGTTCTCGCTGAGCGCTTGACGGAGGGCACCGTCCATTGCACCGTTGCGAATCTTTTGCTCTAGGGCGTCTGCGCGCGCCTTCTCGGCTTCGTATTGCGCCAGTACCTTCTTGACCTCAGCATCTGCCTTGCTCTTTTGGTACTTCTCGCCTTTACGGGCCTTCTCAACAATCTCTTGCTGCTTCGCTAGTTGCGCTTGTAGATCAGCAATCTTTGCCTCTACGTCATCAACATCGACATCCGTCTGTTGCGATTCGACTTGGGATTGGGTTGTGTCATCCGACACTTGTGTCTGTTCTTGTTCAACAACTTGAACGTTGTTTTCGTCAGCCATCCAGCTTCTCCTTAAATGACCCCATCCGGGGTTGCTGGATGTATTTATGCTTTCCCAAAACAAAGAGGCCCCGGAGGGCCTCTTTACTGTGCAGATCGGTATTACTCTGCTGGGTTTTCGTTCTCTGCTTTATCTTCTTCTTGAACGTCTTTCTGTGCGTCCTGTTCTACTTCTGGTGCTAGCAGCTGGTCAATCTTTGCCTTCGCTTGACGGAACTCACAAACCTCGACCCACTTAGCCATTGCTTCGTCTTTCGATAGGCCTTGCGTTTGCATGTAGTAGTCAAGCTCAGTAGCGCGGCCTTCCTTGATGCGAACGCTCCACACATCCTCTTCAGCCTTGTGATCGACTGGCAGGTTTGGTTTAGCGAAGACAGCGAACAACTGAGCTTCGACAGGCAATCCGATAGGAGAAACAGCGGCTAGTTGGCGATAGAAACGCTTAAAACCCGCTTCAAACATGCGCTGGCGTAGCTGACGCAGCTCTAGGTTTGGCATTTCCTCTACGACGACTTGGAAACCGCTCGTAGCCTTGCCTTCACCATCAGCGCGAACACGGACAGACCAATCAGCAGCCGTTTGCTTCACCCAGCCCTGAACAACGTCGTCCATTGGCTTCAGGTCGATCTGCGGAGACTTGTAATCGATGAAAGGCGTGTCACCACCACTGCTGCCAACCACAACTGCGATGTCCGGGCCAGCTGTGAGAGAAGGCGTGCGAGAGACAGCGCGAGGCAGGACAGAGCCGTACACCTCAGCGACTTCGATCTGTTCGTCTGTGTAGCCATCAAGCGTGCAGTTGGTGAACAGGCTCGGGCGCTTCATCCAGCTGATAGCAAATTCGCTGTCAGTCAGGTGCAGGTTGTACATCTCATTGACGTTCACTAGGTCACGAGGCGCATCGACCCAGAAGCCGTTACGTGGTGCGTTGGTGTCATAGAACACAGCCACCGGAACGATGCCGTACGTGTTCGGAGTCGTGGCGGATAGCGATACGTCCTGGTCAAGCTCAACGACATCCCAAATCGTCTCAGCAGACCAGATGCGGTAGTAGTGAGCCTTGCCGGAGCAGCCCGTGCGTTGAACCAGTACGTCTACACCCTTCGTCAGCGGGTTCGTCACAACAGCTGCGTTTCCGCGGTGCAGGATGTCAAACACCGGCTTGCCTTCTGCCGTATCCCACTGAACAAGCAACAGGCCAGTCTTCAGCAGGCGGACTACAGCGTCTAGGTTCGCCATCGTCTCTTGCCATTCCGTACCGTCCAGCAGATCAACAACCGCTTCAGTCGCAGGGACGGACGGTTGATCGCTGCCAGGAAGACGAACCTCCAGCTGCGGCGGTGCGTCCTTGAACAGCATTGCGCTCTTCTCAACGATCATCTTGGTCAGATTGCGGTGACGGGCGATGTAGCCACGCTTCTTCCACTGCTTACGGCCCTTTTCGGGATGGTTGAGCAGTTCGACCATTTCCTTCTCTTGCTTGCCGTCGTAGTAGTTCAGTGCTTTGGCTGCGAACTCTGCTTCGTCGCACTTCAGCATCCCAACCAATTCGCCAGCTGAAAGACCTGCAACGAGTACCTGTTCGTCTTTCGTGTTGTTGTTAATCATTCGCTAACCTTTGTTCTTGTTGTAATCGGTATTTATCTGTCCACCCATCAACCAATGGACGCAGTAGGACGACCGATGATCGGGAAGCGATACCAAACGAAATAGCCTAAGCCGTCGTTCGGGTGGTCAAGATCGTGCTTCTTATCTGGTTCGCCGTTGTGGTATTTCTGTTGCTCTAGCGTTTTCGTCAATACCGGGCACTTCTTCGTATTAACAAACATGCGGCGTTCATCCTTGGCATTGCAAAACATCGCATTAACGCTCGCCACACGGTTACTGACGCGTGGGTTCTTGCCGTGCGCGAATACTTGGAAACCTGCTTCTTTCAGGATTTGTAGGTTTGAAGCGTCCGCATTGGTTGTCACTTGCCGTCCAGCAGCGTCCGGGTAAATGTAGACTGCACGGTTGGGATAACGCTCTTTGATTTCCTCACACAGAGCTTTTGTATTACGTTGGCCTGTTATCTCATCAACAATGTACGGAACGCCACCGTCAATAACTGACACAATGCCACATGTCTTGTTATTGTTGAAGTCCACGCCAATGTGGATAATCTGTTTCTCGTTGAAGTCACTAAGCGTCTTTGAAGTGCCATTTAATGCTCGATCAAACTCGGTATAGACGATGTTGCCTTCTAGGTTGACAAATTCGCCTTCCAAATAGGCTGACAACAACACCTTAGGATAACGAGCCTCCAAGTTATCGATGTAGTCAAACGGCAAATACGGATTCCACTTTGTCTTGCCTTTGACCAGCTTCCGTTTTGCACTTAGGTCAGGCCGTTCTTCAAGATCGGAAACCCAGTTCTGATAGCAAAACCCGAAGCCTTCAGGAGTCGTCGTAGCAAACAGCTGATAGTGTGGGTACTTCGGATCAGTACAGCCGCGCATACGAGACGACAAGCTAATCCACAGGTCCCACAAGTTAACGGGGTCCATCGTGTCAGCTTCATCAACGCCTACGAACGCGCACTGAAAGCCACGGAACGAGTCTGCACCGCTCCCGGCAGGCATCATTAGAATCGGAACGTCGCCGTCTTCGAAATGCAGTGTGTAGATAAGGCGTGGTGAGTTCTTGACAGAAAACGGAATGCTGAGGTTGTTGCAGATCGCCTCAAACCGTGGGCGAAGTAGCTGCCTTACCTGTGTATCGTTTGGCTCTATCAGTAGGCCAATCCCGTCGTCCTTCAACTTGCCTGCACAGAGAGCCGCTAACGTGACCGCTTTGTAGACCAGCGCCTCAGTCTTTCCGCAGCCAAAACCCCCGACAAGAGCGATTTCGCGGGTGGTTGTGTCGTCTACAAACTGCTTCTGGTGCCGTAGAAGCTCAACCTCAAAGTACTGATCCTGTTCGTCTGTTTGTTGGTCATGTACTTCTTCGTCTAGCAGGTCCCAAGGCATCACCTCGCAGCCATTTAAGACTGCTTCACTCATTCGCTGTCCTGATCTGGTGTGATGTCCTTGGTTTTGAACTTGACGGGAGCTTTAGGTTGTTCGCTTACCGCAACCTCATGACGTTCTGACCACTTGTGCTTTACCTTCAGCATGAACATCGCTGCCGGAATCTGCATCTTGTGCTTTGGGTTATCAATTGCGCTGTGGAGAACACCTGTCAACGCGTCTTCATGTTCTGCAATACCAGCTTCCCACGCAGCACGAACGCGAGGATCAGCGTATTTCGCCTTCTCCCTGCTGTTTCCTAGCCATGCGTCAAGCGTTGTGTACGAAATGCCAATACGAGCCGCAATGATTCGGAGCGACTTACCCTGTGACGCTAGGTGATGGATTGTTTTCAGTTGGTCTTCAGAAGCACGCGACAGCTCACGTCCCTGCTTGCCCGGATGAGCCTCACGGCCTGGAATGATGTCTGACATCGCCAAATCCCTTGTAGTTGTTATGGAGGGTATTTAGGCGTTTGGAGGCAACGGTCGTCTTGTGGGTGTTTATCAGCAGTTGTTTGTTTGGTAGACCTAGGGATAGTTGACTTCACCGCAACCAACCCAACGAAGGGATTTCCAAATGGCTACCAAGACCACCGCTACCAAGTCCGTCAAGGCTGTGAAGGCTGACAACAACACCGCTGCTCCGGAAAACGCAGTCGAAGCAGTCAAGCCGGTTGTCAAGATCGCCGATGCAGCCACGATGAAGCTGGTGGACGAACAGAAGGCGATGATGCAAAAGATGAGCGGCAAGCTGGTGATGCCTGAGCCGAAGCCCGCAGAGACCAAGGAAGCGAAGGGTGAGAGCAAGGTGGACAAGGCTCGGGCGATCATGGCCAAGCATTTCGGCAAGCTGTCTCGCAAAGAAATCCTGGCCCAGTTCGCACAGATCGGCCTGTCTCCGGCTGGCTCTGCTACCTACTACGCAAACATTTCCAAGGAGCTGTCGAAGAAGTGAGGCAAACCACCCATAACAAAAGCCGGCCTTGAGCCGGCTTTTCTCGTTGTCTTATTGGTACTGCCCTTAGATAGTGGACTCATCGCAAGCAACAAAGCAACCGGAGTTCCAAATGTTCACCTTCAACGTCATCTGCTCTAGCGTCGGTCGTGTCTATACCATCCAAGTCGAAGCTGATACCACCGAACAAGCTGAGCAAAAGGTTAAGGCGATGGCGAAGGAACAAGGTATCAAGAACCTGCGCATTACTGCTGTTGTCCAAGTGAAGTAAAGCAGTCTTCCCCAATGAAAAAGGGCCCTTAGAGGCCCTTTCGTTGTTTGCGGCTGTGTGCTTACTTGTTCAGATCAGCCATTGCGACAGATAACAGTTCGCCGTCATTCAGTGTGTGGCCGTCAGAAGCAACCGAAGTAATCACCCCGCCATCAATCGAACACCAGCCGAGATGCTTAACGTTGGTATCAGAGGACGCATCCAATGACTGCACATCAACGTGACCATTCCGCTTCACCGTCTCTGTGCGAACGATCTTGGACGATGTAGGCCACTTGAACACCATTGCCTTCTCGCACCGCTTCACCATTAGTGCTTCTTGGTTTGTCAGCGGCTCCCCCTTGTGAACAGCCGCCGAACAGCCAGTGATCAGTAGTGTTGCGATGATGGTCAGTAGTGTCTTCATGGTCGTTCTCCCTAGCGTTGATGTCTTCATTGTCGTTACGTCCCCTAATTCGATCAAGAGGGCAACTGTTGACCGTTCTGTTCAGCTGCTTTCTCTGCCGCTCGCTTCTTCTTGCGCCATTCATTCCTGTAGGCGCGTAGCTTCTCAACGTTCTTCGCCCGGTACTCGCGCATGTAGTTCCTCATGTACGCCTTGTGTGCCTCTCCGGCCTCCTTGCGCCATTCGTAAGCTGTGTTTGCGTCGTGTTCCTTGCGCTCGTCCTCTGTCATGTCGCATCGCCTTGTCATGGCTTCCCCTTCACTCTGCGAACTCATAGTTGTTCTCCTTCGCCGGATTCCTTCACCGGCTCTCTTATTTATGCAAGGGGACATAAACGCCTCCTGAAATGAATGCTCTTTAGTAGCCAAGCCCCAGCATTTGATTGAAGATGAAGGGTTTAGCCAAAGGAATGCCAGTACCAGCCTAAACCGTAAGCTGATTGGTAGCCTCTATTTGGTACTCATTGGAAAGTACCTTTGCCGTCAATCGGATGGCATTTAGGAGTTACCAATGAAGAAGGAAATACCGCTGAGTGAAGCGATGCGTATGCGGCTTCTGTTCAGTCGTCAAGAACTCGATGTTGAAGTCACCGAGATCACGATGGAAGAATGGCAAGTCGCTCACCAGGAACACGAACACTGGTGGGAAAGGCAACAGGACTTAGACATTGTTCTGCCGTTTGATTGAGGCAGACACACAAAAGGCTCCTTCGGGGGCCTTTTCCTATTGCAGAAACAACAAATCCCCAACAGCACAATCCGTATGGGGTTAAACACGCATCGCTTTGTTGACCTGTAGCGTTCAGTGGGCATGGCGTTTGCGGAGCCCTGAATGGTTGTTGTTAGTCGGATTGAATCGCCGTCTGGATTACTCCTGGCTTTGACCGCTCTTGGCAACAGCACCTTCTTATTTAGTCGAGTAGCCCCAAGCTGTTAACCGGGCACGCTTTCCCACTCGTCTATCCTCCGTGCTCCCTGCTAGATAGACAACGCATAACACCCGCATGAATAGTGGGTTTGCAGCGGCATCAATAGTCGGGGCATAAATCAGAAGTCTTACCCTAACTGCGCATCACTACAGGGGAATTAGGGTTTATCTACAAAAGCGCATGAGTTGTAGCTGAGTACCTACGGAGAGACAGCCATTCAAATAAATGTTGACTGAACGAGCCTTATTGCCAGGTCAACAGATAGTCACCCTAATTAGTAGGACATTTAATTGGGGCAAAACCTTTTATTGTCCTGCTAGCCCCGGGAAGGCAGCAACAGGCAACCTGAAATTCCATCCTAGGTTGTCCGCGCATTCGACAATCCCAGTGGTCCATACAGGTTTAGTGAAGTCCCCTGCCTGCGTAACTGTCGTGTCAATGCAAAACAGTTGAATGGGCAGTGGAATAGTGTTTATGGGCATGGGGGAAAATACCCACAAAATAAATTTATTTTCCTGTTGCCTTCTAAAAAAAAATTCCTATGAGTTTATGTACGGCTGATTTGTGAGTTTATGTCCAGCTGATGTAGCTCTGTCTGTGTCTAGCTGATTTGTGAATTTATGGCCAGCTGAATGGTGAGATGAATACGGAAGCAATGCGCCCGGATGTACTCAGCTCAGGCCAGGATTAACTCACTTCTCACAGCTGCTAATGGTGGACTGCTTTACGAGAGTCAGACATTGTGGGCGTGATGTGTTCTTTCCTCCCCGTTAGCTTTTCCCTTTCTTCTTTGCCTCTTGTACTTCCCCTTAGCTTTAGTCTATTGTTATTACTGATGCTGTTCCTCTAATTGCTGTTTCTCTTGTACTTGCTGCTTCTGCTATTTGTGTTGCTTATGTTCGCAGGGGAATTTGCAGGCGGCTAAATGACAAAGTTGCGGCCGGGTTTATGTTCCCCTACTAAATAGACGTGCAGGATGTGAGGGATTGGCCTTCACTTCCTGTTCCTGGCTGGGGAGTCAGAGAGGAACTGGGGCTTGGGCTATTTTGGTCCAGGCCCCTTTTAATTGGAGACTAGGATGAAGGACAAACACTTAGCGAACGAGCACGACCACCATCTGACCCAAACAATGAGGCACGACATTGCTCCGAAGGGCAGGATGCGGCTGCGTAAGAAGTGGAGGAAGCCGGTGATCAAGCCCAAAGAGGTGGTGGATGCAGCTCCCAGGCGCGTCAAGAGCAAAGACGCCTGACAACTTTTACACTAATTGCGGAACAGATGGGAACAGACGCGACTGTGCTAACTGCTTGATTTCATTAGCTTTTTTAGTCCTCGTCAGCGTTTTTGTCACTCTTTCATTCCCCAAGCATAAATAGAAGTATCAGAGATGATCGTTGGAGTGGACGCCAACGTAGAAGAAGAGTTACAAAGTACAGTGATTTCCCAGGATTCGATTTCAGGGGTGCAGATCACAAATGCGATGCAATGTCGCTGCTTTCTAACTCTTGCCCACGTCCAAACTCGGCTTCCTGATCTGCACCCCACCTTATTCTCCTAATTGAGACTGAGGAATGAAATCACCTGAAACAAACAGGCTAACTAGAAACGACAGGCAGTGATACCCTTCTCCTGCCAGAGTGGGAACAGAGATTGTGGAGCCAATCTAACGAGCCCTTGGGATGATCACCCATAAAGTTGACCACCTTGGGAGTTATGGCTCCTTTTTTGAAATCGTTCACTTATGTGAACCGTGAGGTACTTCCAATCAGCTACGAAAACGCGGGCTAGGGACTTGATGATTTGTCTTTAGTCAACCACTAGTAAGAACACCAAACATCTGCTGATTAGCGACGCGAAGCGGAAGCGAATCTGCTGATGTTTCGCCGCAGGCGTGACCACTCACAAGTTGTCCCCGCTAGGAATTAGGTTTTCACTGAGTACTTTAAAGGGAGGAAATGGCAGCAGATGTAGTGCTCTGGCGAGCAAAACAACGAAGCACATCAAATCTCCTCACTTCGTTCGTCATTGATGTGTTTGTGTTTGTTTCCTTCATGAAATCAACTTAGCGCTTCAATGGATCTATCACAACTCAATGCATTCCGTGCATGTTCATTCCTCCTGCGTCGGAATTCACATCACGACTTCGTTTTCAACACAGCTTCCTCATTGAGGCAAACCACATCAGATACGCCGTATTCGCCTCAGCTAAATACATCGAACGACATAGGTGATGTATGACAACGCAAGAAGAACAACGAGCCAAGCAACGGGCCTATTACCAGAAGAACAAGCAACGGCTTTTGGCACGGCGGGCTGAACGCAGGAAGACCGCCGAGTACAAAGAGAAGCAGGCGGAATACAACCGCGAGTACAACGAGCGGACCAAGGAAAGGCAGGCGGCATACCAACGGGCTTACTACCAGCGGACGAAGCATGGCCGGTCTAACTCAAATCCAAATGACGACGCACCCAACACCTACATCCCGGACACATACACGTACATTGTTCGCATACCCGGCTTGGACACGGCATTCATCACCAGCAATGACCTACGCGAGCTGGTGAAGGCGGTAAGGGCTCATTTGTCAGAGCTCGTTTATTCCGGTGTGCTGACGAGGGACCTGGCAAGCGGCATCAGTGCAACGGCAACGCATGTCATTCAAGGGATCGCAACGAGGGACATTGAGCCACGAAGCAATGCTGGTAAGACGCCAGTTCAATCCAGCACCACGATTCGTCTTCCAGCAAACACATTGAAGACATGGACGATTGAAGAGCAACTAGCCCGGACAAGGGAGCTAGCACGCCAGTCCCGTAACCGAAGGGCACTAGAAAAGCTGGCTGAGCAAAGGAACGACGTAGAACCGGAAGTTGTGGCGTCTGAGCCGGTAGAACGGAAAGGCCCAACCAAGAAGAGGTCGAAGGAATACAACCGGGCTGTCTATTTGCGTAGGCTGGCTCGTGAAGGTAAGTCTCCACATGTACCGATGACGGAAGAGGAAATGAAAAAGAACAGGAGCCGACTGCAGCAAGAATACATGAAGCGCAAGAAGGCTAAGCTGTTGGGGTCTGAGGAAAATTCGACTATCATAAATACCGCTGCTGATCAAAGTGCAGCCGGTACTACTCCTTAAGTATCGTTATTTCTTGAATCATTGTGTTTTCCAAGAAGTGTGAACAAGCCCGGGTGAGAAATTGCCCGGGCTTCTTTTTTGCCCAAAGAAAAACCGGCTCAGTGGCCGGTTGTTTGTGCTTTTACCCAATTGATTTTGTTTTTAATTAGGGTGACGCATCTTCTCGTTCTTTGCTTTGCGGATCGCTTCAAGTATTTCGTGAGCAGCGTTTTCGTGGAATTGTGGTGGGGGTACAGCAGGATCAGCGCCAAAGTCGAGCAATTCAGCAACGAGTGGGCTAATCTCTTTCGTCTTCCGTGCCTTCTTGCTGACATCTAGCTCACGGCCTGGCACACGCTCCATTGGGGATGCGCTTGTCCAGTGTTGGGTGCCGTACTGATCGACAGCGGTACGAACCTTGTAGGAGTTGCCGACCTCAAGCTGGGCAATCACCATACGGTCTGAACCAGTTGACGCAGACCAGCGATAGGTGCGGCTGCTTGATGCAAATGAGAGGACGTAGCTAACAGAGTCGGCAGTCAGACCGGTTACGGTGATAGCTAGAAAATCGTAATAGGCGCTCTTGTTCATGGTGTTTTCCTTTAAGTAGTGGACGGTTCCTTACGCCATCCACTACCTATTTATGACGAGCGCCTAGTTTTGTGCAGATTTTTAGCTGTCTTCCCGCCAAACGCCGCTGTACATCACAATGCCCGCTTCAACTCCGTCACGTTTCCAGCCTTCGTTGAGCAGATTGACGCAGTGACCCGGCTCATCGTCATCATAGATCCCCAAGACCACAGTAACCGAGCTCTCTTGCGGGCGGCTTGCAACCACCGTAAAGGGAAGGTGACGGCTTCTGAGCGAATCAATGACACGCTCCTCTGTTGTTGTATCCTTGTACGCAATCAGACAGCGGGTTGGGATGAATCCGTTCGACATAATTTCTCCTTGTATGTGGCAAAGTCGCTCACGTGCGGAATGGTGGCTAACGCAGCTAGGTAGGTAAACTGACAAGCAAATGGGGAGGATTAGCTTGATAGGTCAGCACAACGAATGGACAGCGATCATTTGGTGGTGTCGCTACCTGCAGACTGTTCCCGTAGAGGCGTGGAGCAGTGACATGCAGACTGACTTTGCGACTCTTCCTGGCAGTGATGCGGCGAAGTGGGCTGAAGCGAACCGTCATCTGTGGAGTGGCCGCAAAGGGCCTCTGATGCCCCGTCCAGGCTCATCCGTCCGTGCACCTACCCATCTGGCACTGGTGATCGACGTTGAGGCTGCTGACGACGACATAGCGAAGCGCGTGCAGTTCTACGTTGACCAGCTGCGTGAGGAGCTAGGAATCGTTAGGGCAGCGGGCCGGCCGAAGTGGAACCAGCGACAAGGGAAGTGGAAGCTAGCGCGGCGTCCCAACAATGAGTACCTCAGCCTCTGCTTTGATGCATGGACGCTGAACGGTGCAACTGACAAGCCGATGTGGCAAAAGATGAAGCTGCTGGCAAAGAATCATCCAGTGGCTAAGAATGCCTTGCTTGATGACGACCGGAAGCAGCTGCAACTTGTGTTCAGTCGGTACTTGAAAGCAGCAGAGAAGCTTCGGACGGGTGTGGCCGAAGGCGTATTTCCATAAACGACGAAACCGCCACAGAGGGCGGTTTCGGTTGCCTGAATCGGTCAGGCCTAGGAGCTGGTTTATGAATGAACCGTCTTTATTTATGCTACTCGATCAACGGCGGTTCAAAAGGTAGTGCTCAGCAAGGTCTAAGAACTCCTGTTGCCCGTCATCCAGTTCACCAATCAACTCGCTTCTGAGGACGTTGACGCATTCACGCAGCACATTGAAGTCCCGGCTCTTGATTAGCTCAGCTGCATCCTCGCCTGTTACCCCCTCCATTACGCCAACCTCCGTAGCCTTGACGAACTTGCTTGTCGTAATAGCTTCGTCGCGCTGTTGCCTCATTTCATCTAGTCTGGTAACTGCGTCGGAACCCCACAGCTTGAACGGATACAGCAAGCACTGAATCCAATCGTCGCCGAGTTGCATCCCTTCGGAGTACATGGAAGACAGCGTGTAGTGAACGTCTGCGAATGTGGCGTACTGCTTCTTGTCGAGCAGCTTTTGCATTGCTGCCGTATCAACCCACGTTAGAGCTTCTTTCTTCTTTTTTGGCATGAACGTCCATGTAGGGCATTCAACTCGGCTGTCTTTAATCATACGTTGGTGCTGTTGAAGTGATTGAGCAGCTGTGCCTTACTCAATTGGGTTTTAACACGCATCAACTCTTTTTGTTTGTTCTCTAGCTTTGTGCTGTAGATCAGGTAAGAGATAAGGCCAACGGCGCCAGCTGTTGATACGGTCAGTGCGATTGTGTATAGGTCGATCAAAGTCATTGTGGTTCTCCTTAGTGTTTGGGTTGTTTGCCCACACTTATTTATGCACCCCGCCCGAAAGATCACCAAAATTCGCCGGTCTCTTGCAGGGTAAAGCGTTGCCTCTGATCTAGAAATCTCTGATAGTGGTATCAAGTTAACTAGATCACATAAGGGGAAACACAATGACGATCGTTAAGCACAAGGGTTCGGACTACTGGTACATGAGCTTCCAGTTCCAGGGCAAAAAGGTATTCAAAAGCACGAAGACGACGAACAAGGCAATTGCTCGTCAGGTTGAAGCGAAAGAGCGCGAACGACTGGTCAAGGAGGACGCGCTTGGACGGGAGTTGGAACAGATCACTCTTGGAGAAGCGTTCGACCTTCATCTTGAATCGAAGGAAGGCACTCCCTACCACAAGGTTCTGACGAGTGTTCGCAATCCTGTCCTCTACGGCAGCAAGCGCGACAACAAGACGAAGAAGCAGGTTTCCGTGTACAGCCTTGATCCGGACATGAAGCTTCAGCACCTCCGCGGCAGTGACATCAATCGTCTTGTCCAAGCTCGCAAGAAGGAAGGCTATGCGGATGCAACAATCAAGCAACACGTGATGGCTGTTGCCTGTGCATGGAAGCACTGCAAGAACCTCGGCTACATGGTTGATGAGGCGATGGAGTTCCCGTCGTTCAAGCGGGAGAAGCGCGAACCCGTCTACCTGACCGCTGACGAAGAACAGAAGCTGCTCGCCTCTCTTGACCCGACGCGTGACGTTCAGGGCTACGGAAGCTACGAGAAGCGGCCTGAGCATCGCCAACAGCGTCTGCAGGACCAGTACGACTTCGTTGTGTGCTTGCTCGACTCAGGCGGCCGCTATCACGAGATCACGCACCTGGAATGGAAGGACGTCAACCTCCAAGCTGGTGTGATGTTCGTTCGTCAGTGGAAGACCGGTAAGCGTCACACGATCTTCATGACTGACCGTGTGAAGGCCATTTTGACTAGCCGTGCCGCTGAGCCGACTCATGAGAAGTGGGTGTTCCCGAATGACGAGCGGAATGATCACAGACCCTATCACAACATGTGGTTTCAAAGGGCTGTTGAGCGGGCTGGCATCACCGGCAAGAAGATCCGCTTCCACAAGCTGCGTTCAACGTTCGCCAGCAAGCTTGTGCAGAACGGCGTCAGTCTGTTTGAGGTGCAGCAGCTGCTTGGACACAGCGACCCTCAGACGACGATGGTGTATGCCAGCCTCGTACCTTCAGACGTATCGAGGAAGGCAGCAGGAGTGCTAGACAACCTGAACACCAAGTGACAAGCGGCCTACGGGCCGTTTTTCTTTACCCGAATCCGTTGCCTTGTTTTGATTTTTCGTGGAATTCTCGATGCTGGACATAAATAAGAGCGATAGGATGCTCTTATCAAACACGCTCAGGAGGCACCATGAAAAAACTAACCACGCTCGTCATCCCCCTCTTCCTCGTTGCTTGCGGCGGTAGCCCCGAGTATTACACCCCGGACGGATCTGATGTCAACCTAACCAACCGTGAAGCAGAACTAATCAACGAGTGCCTCCCGCGTGCCACGTCCCGTTGGTCAACATCTAGCAAAGTAAAGACTAAGCTGTTCGCTCGTGATTCCAATGGATTTCGTTTGTGGGTGACGGATGCCGCAATGACTGTGAAATACATTGAGGACAAATCTACGGGCAAGAAGAAAATTGATCCTTCTTCAGTACAAGACCAATTAACGCCTAAACCGAATGTGGGAAGCTGCCGGATCGATAATGACAAAATCGCCTTTATCGTATCGAACACGTGGACTTCCTTGGACTAATAAGAGTGAACTCCCATGAAAAAACCGCCTCTAGGGCGGTTTTTCTTTTGCCAAATCGTTTGGCTATGTCTTGACTCAGCCAACGAAGAAGTCTTCCTTCTTCCTGCCAGCATCGATGTGTGCTTGCAACCAGCGAGCCGTACGTCCCTTGCCTGACCAAGTATCGCCAGTAGCCGGATCGCGGTACTTGACCACCGGTGCTGCATTGCTGGTAGTCGTGCGAGCCTTGCGTTGCGGCAGGTAGTTGGTGAACTCAGCGATCACCTCTTCCACTGTGAAGCCTGCCTGCTCTGCCTTCAACTTCCAGCCGTTGACGAGGACCTTGATTTCCTCATCCTTCTTGTTGGTCAGCGCTGCATTCGTCTCAGCGAGCAGCTTCTGGAGTTCGGCATACGAGAGCTTGGTAATGTCGGGTGCAGTTGCCATGTTGTTCCTCCGAATAAGGCACGGCGACTATACAACAGACTCACTCAACGTAAACAGCAGTCAGCGTCATTTCTCCGACAACGGTTTGCTCGTCATTGCGCGTAGCAGAACCATTGCAACGCCTACGTACGCACCAGCTTTGGGATCGATGCCACTTGCGTATCCGATGAGGTCTTGTGTGTACGGTAGCACGCCCGCTACTACAGCTGCGAACCAAACTGTCTTGCTCTTCAACGAGCCTTTGATCTTTGCCCACATTGTGAGTCTCCTTATAGTTATTTGAGTAAGTGGTCGGCCGCCAGCTTGGCAACGAACAGAGCCACGCTGATCCCAACACCCCACTTAGCCAATGTGATGTTGATTTGTGCAATCTGTGCGCTCAGCTGCTTGATGCCTGCATTTAGTTCAGACCGCAACGCCTTTACGTCGTTGTCGATTTCTTTCATGTTTGTCTCTACCATTTCAACGCGCTGTTTTAGGAGAGCAATTTCTACTTCATAGTTCTTTTGGTCGGAGGAGGTGCCAGCCATGATTAATCCATTCATTTACAGAGTGGATGTATTTATTGGGCGCGGTAGGTCCTATGTTTCCAAAATAACTAAATACCCTTTATGAAACAAACAACGAGAATGGCGCGCAAGATGACCCGTGAGGTGGCCCGAGAAAACGACCTCAAGTTCTATGACAACGGGATTGCTTGCCAGCACGGCCACACTCCGATCATCCGCATGACCTCTACTGGTGGCTGCTACCACTGCCATGAAGAGAAGCGGTCGAGGCGAGACGAGGAGCTAGAGTCGAAGGCCGCGTACAGCCCGCTCTACTACCTACGCTTCAAGAAGAAGGATGGCACCTACGATGTGATCGGGCCATTCAGGCGTCGCGTGACTGCGGTGTCGCAGTACAAAAAGCGATACGCCAACGAGTACGGTGAGCCATGCCCGTCCTACTTCTTCGGTGCTGCTGAAGACGGTAGCGAGCTAGAAGACTCCGACGACTTGGACTGATGTCGTTTTTGATAACGGCTACAACTTGGTAGCTTCGGTCGGTAGAAACCGACTCTTTCCCGGAACCCTAATTAAATCAACGACTTACGTGTGAGGTTTGCCCGGCGCGAGCTGAGCGGTCGTTAAACCTGGGTCTTGTAGAGGAGCCTGCGAAATGCAGTTGAATGCGTCACACGATCCCGATCCCGTTGAAAGCAACTCCTTGTTTTACAAGGGATTTCTTCGATCCGACGACCTCTAGATCGTTCCGGGTGTGACGCATAGGGCGCGAGCATGATGTGACTGATACGACTTTTGATAGGGGTGCTCGCAGCAGAAGTGATAACGCTGATACGGCTCAGTAGTCTTCCACAAGCATGATAGTCGTGGCGCTCCTGTCCGCTTCGGTGATCACGTAGAAGCTGTGGCCCCCAGCGATGTACTTCGACACCAACCGACCACCTAGCTGCAACGCAGCGTAGTTCGCCCGCTTGTCACTGTCCTCAAGGTCACCCCAGTCCTCACAGTGATGTCGCCGCACCAATTCAACCAGATTGACACCAGTGCTGATAGCGGTACGAGTGGCTACGACCTGACCAAGTTCAAATTGCATGGGAAGCTCCCTATTAAGAAGCTCCCAATCTCCGTCATTCAGCCAGATGGCAGCAACAGATCAACGCAGCAACTTAGTGAACGTAGTGTTGACAGAAGTCAAACCAGACTGCGTAGATTCTTGCAATTCAGCACCACCCTGAACCTGAGTCGCAATCCAAGTTGATTGTGATGTTGAGCAGACGAGCGCTAACTCTGTCTGAGCGTACCCAGTGGGAACCGTCCATCCAAACGCGTTGGCAAATAGATCATCTGCCGCCCCACCTACTGACCGCGCACGAACAAGAGTGAATACCAACTTGCGGCGCGGGCTGACCAACAGTGACTTATTTGTTGTCATCAGCCCTACTCCTTAGCCGTTGCACACTTCAATCATCAGCTCAGGAAAGCCAGTCGAAGTATTGTCAGCAGCGATAGCCAAAGTAAGAGCTGATTGCTCAAACACAACTGGCATACCGATACGATCAAGAGAATGCACATCACCATCGTTGGCGGAACGAACACGACCGGTCCAAAGAGGACGCATGACGAGAATGTTGAATGCACCTGCCGTCATCGCAGTACCGCCGTTCGTCACCACGACAGACTCAATAGTACGCACCCCCGAATCGCCAGCCTGCAGTCCAAGCTGATACATACGGCCAAGAGTTAAGTTAGCAGCAGTTGCGGCAGGGAGAGCAATACAAGAACGTCCAGTGACGCCAGCTTGATTTGTATAAGTGACTTGCACCTGCCAAGCTGTACCTGTAGCAAACGCAGTACTAACCTCAACCCAAATTTGCGTACCACCAAAGTCGCCATTGGGCATTCGTGATGCGTAGGACGGTTGACCACTAAGCACGGAAGTACCAGCTGCGAAGGAGAATGAACCGACCTTATAGACGTTATCAAACACTTGCAGTCGGCATGCCACCGTATTGCTGTAATCTACGTTGGTGATGTAACCAGTAGCCGAAGGTGAAAACGGATTCAGTGTTGGATAGCCCGCAGCAATGGCTTGAGGAACCACTCCAGCAACAGCATCAGACCCCGCGATAACACCAGCCCCCGGATTACCCGCAACGTCAATCATTGAAAACCAACCACCCGTCACGGAAGTTCGGGTTGCGGTCTTTGATAGAGGCACGACCTGTTTAGCAGCGCCAATGTAGCCATCAAATGTAGTAATAGCCATTATTCTGTCCCTTTGTCTTGAATGAAATTTGAACACTCTATGAGTGCTTGAGAAACCTGATCCAACTGAGTCGGCGTAAACCAAACCCCATACGTCCAGATTGATACGCCGCCCATGTCCGTGTCTGCTGTTGCTTCAAACAAAACCGTGGGAGCCTCTGCGCCGTCGTCTACTTGAACTATTTTTTGAACCATTTGTGTGCCCCTTATCGCGTGACTTCACGATAGAACGTGAAGACGCCCTTTGCTGGCTTAAATACCCGCCCGTCTGGACGCGTGATCTCAAGGTCATACACACACTCCAGTGCATCGTCATCACGAGAGTTGAACCTAATTGAACTGGTGTCAGTCGGGCTGAGCGTAAGCACCATCTGGCCGTTAGCTGCATCGGTGTAGATCAATCGGCCATTGCCTTGCGTGCAATCAAGCACTGTTGCTACATCACCGTAGGAACGGCGCACTTGCAACTGAGCGTTGTGACCTATCAGGTTGTACGCTGCGCCAGAAGCTGATTTGATCGTGAACCGGTAGTCAAGTGAACTACCCTGATCCATGGAAATGTTTAATTGGTTTGACATGCAAGTCCCTAAAGCTAGTGTCACTATTTATCGGTTGGATGTTGATCACTGAACTCAAACACCCAATCCATGTCAAATCACCAACAGACCGCCAAGATTTCTTCAGCAGTACTGGCTGAATCGATTGCTAGACGCAAATCCCGAGCCTTCGCGTAAACATCCTGTACGTGACTACCGAGAGACAGGGCAAGTGCGATGAGGCCATTTTTACTAAGAGTTATCACAGTGTTGTCAGCAAGAGTCCAATCAACCGTCCAGTCGTCCGGAACATACTGGGTTAGTTGCATAGCACCTTGGACCTTTGACTGACTGGCCGGATCACTGTCAAAGGTATACTCGCCCACCGTAACTCCAGCAGACTCTGCCTCTGCACGCGCCTCTTTGATCTTCAGCCACTGCTCAGCTCGTAAAACATCAAGTGGTGGACCTGCCCATTCCTTCAAAGACCAATCCCAAGTATGCAGAGCGCTCGGTGCTGATGGAAAAGCGACCAACTGACCATCACACACATAGTGTGAAGCATCAGAAACGCTCTCTGAATCCAATTCAATAAATCCCTGCCCTGTAAGAACTTGGATCTGCACTTGGTCAGGTGCGCAACTAATAATCTTCTCGATTTGCCCCGAATCTGAGCTATAGACTGCGTATTTCATTTCTTTACCTCCAACAGCAGAACCGACCGGCAAGAAACGCCACCGTTACCTGGGTTATTAATCTGCAAGTAGTATGTATGCGCCCCAGCACCGGGAACGTCGTAAATCGGCGGAAGCGTTGCAATGATGTTTGTCGAGTATGAGGTAGAGACGGTCATCGTCTTAATAACCGTCGTATAGATCACAGTCGAATCCCGTACCACGTTAATTGTGATGTTGTAACTCTGATTGGTTAGACCTGTCAGAATGTTCATACCAGCCAAGACGTTCACTGGCGCACCGGTGGATGTGATCGCACATGATTGAGCGTTCATCGTGCCGCCACCTGAAGTGGTCAATTGAGCCTCTGTGTAGGCTGACACAGGAATCGTGACTGCTTGGTTCGCAATTTGAAGCGTACCTACTGCCAAATTTGCAATGTATGTAGACGCAGTGGCAGCGGTAATCTGACCGCTAATCGTTGATCCAAATACAGCGGAATTCTGTGTCGCCAACGTACCCAGCCCACTGATGTTGGATACATTGAGAGCAGAGCCAGCGGCCAGAATAATGTTGCCGCTCGCGTCCTTAATCGACAACCCACGAGAATCGATGTTCGATGCGGTAATTGTGTTCGCCGCAATCCTGTCGCCGGTGATCGTGTTCGCTACTAAACGGTCGCCGGTGATAGACGATGCAATGATTTCAGCTGCACCGATTGTGGAAGCTGCGACCTTGCCTGCGACAACTGAGTTGGCAGCGAGTTCGCTAGAAGTGATTGCATTCGCAGCGATCTTGTCTGCGGTAATGACCTCAGACGCAATGTGACGAGCCTGAATTGAGCCATCAACGATCAAGTCAGCACCGATGTACTCTTCAAAGCGCAGATCGGTTGCATCACTGACCCCAGCAGCAGTACCAGACCAATTCAAATGGAGGACTGGCGTAGCTTCAATAACGCCAGCTCCCGCGACGATGTACCCAACGTACTTCGTCCATGCGCTCGGTAACGTAATAGCCTCTAACGAGCCGCTGACCGGTGATAACCCGGTAACTACGTAGTTCACCAATACCGAATTCTGATCGTAGCAGTACAACCGTAGGTACATCTTCCCGTCGGTAGTTGTCTGGCGAGCCCACACGGAAACCTTATAAGTTGTGCCAGCAGTAACAGGTGCCTTACGTTGACCAAGTACGCGAGTCGGGCCGGTGGCGCGAACAACCGTACGTCCAACAGGCGACGTAGCTTCGGTAACCAAGGTATAGGAACCAGAGTTGCTATACCACGCTGTAGCGTCGCCGAAGTTTGGATCATCATTTATAGCTTTACCTTGACCAGTGACAGCCAATTTACTAGCCGTAATGGCACCGGCTGCAATCTCGGTGGCACTAATTGCACCAGCAGCAATCTTCCCTGCGACCACAGAGTTTGCAGCCAACTCACTCGCGGTAATGGCACCAGCGGCTATCTGCGCAGATGTAATCGTGTCAGTTGCGATCTGGCCTGCGGTGATAGTATTGGCTGCGATTTCATTCGCTGTAACGGCACCAGCAGCGATCTTTGCGGTCGTAATAGCGCTCGCTGAAATTTCAGTCGCACTAATCGCACCAGCGGCGATCTTGCCTGCAACAATAGAATTTGCAATCAAGTCTCCGCCATCAACTGACTTTACCCACGCCGCTCCGTCGTACCGGTACAGCTTATTGTCTGTAGTCAAGAATGCTTGGCGACCTGAGAAATTACCAGTTGCGGGCAATGTAGCCACAATTTCCACGGGTGCAATACCGGCAGCAAACTTCGCCGTGTTAATCGCGCCGTCGGCGACCTGACTTGCGACCACTTGACCAACAAGATCGGTTGCAGCAACTGAGCTAACCCAAGCAGTTCCGTTATAGCGATACAGCTTGTTGTCCGTCGTGAGATAAGCCTGACGCCCCACAAAGTTACCTGCCGAAGGTAAAGTACCAACAATCTCGACGGCAGCAATACCAGCAGCAAACTTCGCCGTGTTAATTGCGCCGTCTGTCAGCTGAGCGGACGTAATCTGTCCAGACAAGTCTGACGTAGGCACCAGTGCCGTCCATGCACCACCGTGAAAGCGATAGACCTTGCCGTCTGTCGTATTGAAGTACAAGTCTCCTTCTGTACCCGACCCTGGTAACGCACTGCCCTTTGGAATACCAGCGCCCGCAGCAGTGGTAATTGAGTATTGTGGAGAAACGTTCAGACCAGTACCGTCTTGCGAACTGCCAAAAGCGTCGTACTGAGCCAGCTTGACGTAATAGGTAGTGGCTGCATTCAAGCCTGTCTGAGCATAGAAGTCGCTTGCACCTTCTGCTACTAATGTTGCTGCAGACGGAGTAAAACCACTCGTTGTGCTCAACCAAACGTTCGTACCGATGTAATCCTTGTCAGTGCTCTTATCCCAATTCAAGAACACGGCGCCTAGCCCACCACTAGCAACCACGTTGGAAGGGACAGCCGGAGCCGGATTGGCAAAGGTGTTAACAACAGCTGAAGTGAGATTGTTGTTGGTATCTCGTGCCCTTACCTCAATCTTGACGGAGCGACGAGGGCCGCCGTCCTGATTGTTCATTGCCCATGAATAGGAATAGGTCTGTGTAGAACCTGCAGCTACAGGGGCAATGTATTCGGTACGCAGAACCGCATCCGAGGTCGTTTTGACAGTTACCTGAAAGTCTCGCAGAGTCGCAGAATTACCAGCGTTGCCAGCTGGGTTCGTCCAAACAACGTACAAATCCTGACCAGTAAATGTGGTTCCCCCACCAATTTGCTCAACCAACGTCGTAGGAGCTAATAGGGTCGTGCTACCACCACCAATTGCAGAAATTGTGTAAGACGCTGTTGTAGGCGTGCTGTAGACGCCGTTAGAGCCTAGAGCTTGAATGCGGAACTGGTATGCACCAACAACAACGTTCCGAAGCTCAAACGTTGTGTGCTCTGGTGTGACCGTCTGCCATCCAGAGCTATCAATCTGATACTGCAGTCGGTAAGAGGAAATCGTACCAGTGACCGGACGAGTCCATGAAACTACGAGCGACCGAATAATCGTGTTATCTTCGTTCTTCGCTGTTTCGCGGAAAACTACTGCTGTTGGAGCGCCAACAACCTGTTCTGTTACGACGCTAAAGACTGGTGCTGGAATACTCAAACCAGTCTCAACACGACTGTATTTGTTTGGATCATAGGTTACAGCCTCAACCGCAACCAAATTCTGATCTTTGAGAGAAACCTTTGTGATGCGGAACTGACGCGGAGAAAGTGACGTAGTAGTAATAACAAACTCTGCGTATTCAGCAGGAGTTTGTGATAGTGCTGTCGTCAAAGTGACAGAGGATACAGTGCCGGTTTCTGTGATCGCCTTTGTTTCAACAACACCGGAAGGCAGCATCACATCAACGGTGCTACCCGAAGCCAAAGTAACTGGACGGTCTAGTTGAAGAACGGTAGTAGTGGACCCACTAACCAATCGACCTGCAAGAGCTTGACCAGCTCGCTGCTCATCAAATAGCTTGATTACATCGTTCACCATGAGGCCGAAACCCTCGTAACTCATGGTGAAGGTAACAGTCTCAACTTGATTAAGGACGGTATCGAGATACCACTTACCAACACGCAGCGCTTGACCAGCGCGAGTACAACCAACAGCGTCGATGTTTACTTCGTTGTACCCATAACGGTCGAAATCCGCTTGTGAAGCTTCAACCGGGGTAACACGTGTCAAGTACTTTTCAGACGGGTCATTCCACTTAACGTTTACTGCCGTAACACGCTCTTGGAAGGAAGAGCCCTTGTACGAGAATTCACCATTTACTACGTTGTCGCGTGTGATCAAGCAAACAGGTGAACTTGGGCGGTCCTGAATAACCGTTACCAAGCCTCCGACCCACACAACTTTTGCCATCATTGATGAGGCAACAGTCTGCAAGTGTGATAGCCCGTCCTGACGCGAATTAATAGTTCCGTTGTATGTAAAACGTGGCTCCGTGCCGCCCTTACCGTCGCTAACCAATTGGTCACAGTAGACAGCAGCGTTGTAGAAGCTGTACTTGTCAACCATGTCACGGCTGATGTACTCACCTAGGCCGTATCGAGAATTGGTAATCAAGTCATACAACACCCAAGCTGGGTTGTCGGACCAAGCAACCTTAAACGAACCGTCCCATTGCCCCGTATAGACGCGATTGGATGGGTTGTAGTTAGACGGAACCATGATGTACAAGCCGTCAACAAGGAATGACAGCTTAGGAATCTGGCTCGATGTAGCTGACGTTGCATCAATTGCAACACCAACATACGCATAGTTTGGATACTCACCGGTGAAGCCCGCGATCACTTCGCGGTACTCAGTCATTCGGTTCCAAGCGGTAGCGTTCTTGAGAGTAGCTGTACCGTTGTCCGCTGTGATACGACGGACGCGGATGTCCCAACTACCGGTTCCAGCTGGGCGCGCTACACGAAAGCTCTCTTCGTAGGCGGATAGCGTCTTTCCGTCAAATGTCTTGGAAACAACCTGCTCCCAGGAACCGGCACCAGCAGTCGTCAGCTTGCGGTCAATAGCAATCTGAACTTGAGTGCCCTTAACAGAGTTGCTTGTAGTCTCTTGATTTACTAGACCTTGTGGCAGGCCAATAGTGACTGCAACCGCATCAATGTCCGCAGCAGAAGTAGTACGGGTAACCGGAGCTGCGTTGGTAACAGAAACCCCGACGACACTCTCAGATGCAGCCAGTGGGAACCCAGACATGCGCTCTTGAGAAGGGAACCCTTCTCGCTGGTCAAAGATGACGCCAGCAAAATTATCTGTACCGTCAGCGTTCTGAAGAGGAGTGTTGTCAATGTAAACACCCTTCTTTCCACCGACCACACCACCAATACGACCTTCGCCGATTAATCGTAGTGAGCGTGCAGTGACAAGAGACTTGAGGGTGTTCTCCGCCTCGTAAAATGAGGAACCACCACCACCCTTACCACCACCGCCAGAACCATTAATGTCATGAAAATCAGCCATTCAAACCTCCGAATAGGAACGGAGGTATTTAGGCTGGGTCTCTTTTAGCGGTCTTTAAGGGCTACCGTAGCTATCCACGAATGAAAGAGAGACGTTAATCTGCATAACAGCACTTGAACTTCCATGTGCCGCATTGGTTGCGTTGTATGTAACCGCCCAATCACCTGTTACCGTCGGAATAATGGTGTAGGCACCATTCGCTGCAATCGTGACTGAAATCTGACCGTTGTTATACGTGCCGCCAGCAGCTGTGGTAACTCCGTTGATGGTGAACGATGAAACCGTTGAACTGGAGCCAAACACGTCATTTGTCAGCACATTGCCAGATTTGCCTGATTCATAAAGCAAATCGATGGAGACGTTATCATTTAGTGCCACAGCTAGTCGCTCAGCAGATAGCTCTGTACTAATTTCAGCTGAACCCACTAGATAGCGACCATAAATCAACGGAACGGGATAACCCTGCCCTACGACAGTTTCTGCGCCGTTAAACAGATACGAAGAGTTAGCTGCTTTTTCCTCAGCGGTGGCGCTCTGAGGAACTTCCGCCATCGACTGAATTATTTGACCGACAGCATACATTCCGGCAATTGCAACAGCGTACGCAGCAATAGTTGCTGCAACGTATGAAATCTCCATCTCCATGACGAAGAACGCTGTTAATGTCTCGATACCTGCCCCGTTAATGGCACCAGCAATGTGAATCTCTGGCTCAAACCCGAAGTTGTACTGCAAACGCTCTGCTGACAGAGATTTCAACTCCTCACCATCACGCAAAACAATTGCCACATCAGAAAACTCCAACATAACGGATCGGATGTCTGGAAACGACATCGTTAGACCGTTGATAAGAGTTTGCACATTATCCGCATCAAAAGTAAGCGGTTCTGTATAACCTAGCTTTTCGGCCAATGGGCCGTGTAGGTGTACTGTACGAATCATTATTGTTTTTCTCCAACGTAGCGGACATACTTTGCAGCGACACGGTGCCATTTACTCCAATCGTCGTAACCACTAAGACGATGAATCATGTGATGAAGGATTCTCGATTCATCAATAACTACCGCAGCATGATTAATAACGTCGCTACGGAATTGAATCATCATGCAATCCCCTGAGCGAACTTGGTCAGCAGGTATTTCCACAAAGCCTGCCGCCTCAAAGTTCTCGCTGTATAAATCCTTATCTTTAGCCCACCACTCCATGTCACGCGGGTAATTCGGCAAGGTAATACCCTTCTCCATACGAAAATAGTCGCGGATCAATGAGTAGCAGTCGTTAATGCCGTGAATGAACTCGCGCCCCTCTAGTGGTGCGGGGTTAGCGTCGTCCAATACACAGTGCTCACCCAAGCCTTCGCCATTGCAAGCAAAAATGAGCCAAGGGGTAGAGCCGTGCATCCACGACTGCATGTCTTGTCCAGAAGGCCAATGACGAGGCCAGCGACCAGCTGATGCGCCGCTATGGGTATGCAACACCAAATCAAGCGGTCCATGCAAAATCTCAGCCTCAATCAATTTCTCGGCTGAAATCTTGAAGGTGCTATTCCTATCTTCCGCCTCGTTCTGACAAAGAATGAGGTTCCCACCAGCAATTACTGCGCACACCTCTTCAGGGTAATGTGCAATTGCATGTTTCTCAAATTCATCCCTTTGCTCCAGCGTAATCATGATCTTCCTCCGATCATGTATTTACGCCAGCTCACAACTCGGGGTTTAGTTGTATCCGCGATACCGTGATACGCCTGGGAAGCCAGAGCTATTCTTAGTCGCGTCGCGGAAGATTTGGCGTCGCGGCAACTTCATCCCTAATCGCTCAATCGCACTTACTAGCTGCCATTGAACAATCTCCGCAGTATGAGCGGTCTTTTGCTCTACAAAGTAGACATCTGGCTTTAGGAACGCATTTGAATCCGCAAACGGCTGATGGCTTGTCGTTGTGTATTGGTATGGCGAAACGGAAGTTCCAAGCTCCCACTGCACGCCAGTCAAGTAGCAGCCTGAAGTGCCGTCTCCGTTATAGACGCGACTGTTCGTATCGCTGGGCTTGAGGTTGAATGTGATTGAGTTGTTACCTGCTGCGGTTACCGGGGGCAAGCTGACAACGTACCGAAACCATCCATTCCCAACGTCGGTTGACCCAAATCCAAATGTGCCTTGACTGAATGCCGACAGGCTTCCGTTGTTGAGATTCACATCACAACGCTGAAGCGCTGAATACCGGTTTGTAACACCCGCGTCAACCGAGAGAAAACTGCGTTCGCCAGCCTTTGCATAGAACGACACGGTATGTTGCTGCCCTACCGCCACTGCCAAACTGCCGATCTGTACCTTGTGTGCGATTGAGGCTGTTCCATCTTCTACTAATTTGAACGCAGTCTTTGCTCCAGCTGCAACGGAGGCAGTAGACCGACTAACTGACGCATTGGTCGTTACCCATACAGCTTGACTAAAGTCTTCGGAGTAGTTAAGCAGATTGACCCGGCTGAAAGTAGCTGAATCAAGAAAGCGCACCTTAGTGCGAATACGAGTTACCTTTGCGCCAACGATGTCACCCAATGTGTTAATAGCGTTGAGTAGTGTCTTCGCCACGTTCGATACAGATAATGTTGGGCGTGGTTGTGTGCCTGTTGCAGAGACTTCCCATCCATCGCTGGTAATCGGCAGAGACATGTATCCATCTCCGCCAAAATAGACGACGCCTGAATCTGAAAAGTGTGGAGTGAACCTGTAGACCGCCCCGCCTATGGCTGTGCAGTCGAGTGTGTATAGCTCCACCCACGCATCTGTTTGATGCAGGTTCTGAAGCTCTGTTGCCATTGCTGTAGTGACGGTCATTAGTACACCTGTTTCAACGTGAATGACATGGACCACAAAGCACCTGTTGTACTTTCAGTCCAACCATCCATCGAGACTTTCCATTTCTTCACTGATGCGTCGCCAGGGGCCTGCCACGTTAGGTAGTCCCACGAGCCCACTGCATCTAGTACCGCCATCACAGCACCACGCTCTGAAGACGAAAGGTTCTCGTATTTAATCGCCCACGAATCCTGGGTGGCGTTTATTCCGTCTGGTGCTGTTTGACTGTATCCGTTAGCAAATTCGGCACTCAGCGTCTTGTATTTGCGAGTGCGAGTGCTTGATTGGCCAATCATGTTTGTTAGAGGTAAAGCTTGTGGCATTGTTCTTCTCCTTTTAAGCCAGCGCGCCGCCGTAGCGTTTAGCACTCAAGATTTCGCCTTGGGCAACCTTGCGCATCGTTTCAATCATCGTCTTCTGTAAAGTTGCCGCCGTCTCTTCGTTGGTGTTGCCACCCTGAACGATGATGTCTCCAACGGTGATGGTGTACTGTGTAGCAGTAGCAGTCGATGAATCGACAACACTCTTTTGTGTGTACGCAGGCCCAGCAATTGCGTTGGCTGTCTTCTGCGACGTGCTGTCAAAGGAGGATGTCCCGAAGACATTCCCAACGGAATTCATCAACAGGTCTGATGCAGGTTCAGTCTGATCGGCTGTCTTAGCAACTGTGCTATCAACACCAAGGTTGCCATTCGCCATCCGGATCAGAGGCAAGACGTTTGTTCGTCCGCCGCCTTCTGCTTCAACGCCCATCTGGCCGTCCGACGTACGTGACAATGGCATTACAGCTTCTGGACCAGCTTCACCCATAACACCCAGCCGCTCCTTCGCAAACTTAAATAGCGTTGGACGGGAGTAGGTGTTATTGGTGAATGTCCCACCAGTAGCAAACATGGAGACACTTGTCGTCGACGTCTTATTAGAACTAGTGCTTGTTGAGCTACTGTCACCTGCCACGTAGCTGGTAGTGTTAACGCCCAACTTTCCATTCGCCATCCGGCTCAACGGCAGCACACCCTCCTGGCCACCACCTTCCGTCTGTACACCCAGCTGGCCGCCAGCAATACGCACCAATGGCATTACAGCTTCTGGACCAGCTTCACCCATCACGCCCAACCCGCCATTGCTCATGGCGAACATAGTCGGTTTGTCATAAACGTTGTTGGTGAACGAGCCTCCGTTTGCGAATGCCTCTACGCCGCCAGTGAATGCTCCACCCTTGGCAAACATCTTTGCGCCGCTGCTAAACACGCCTCCCTTAGCATTTTCACTAACACTGGAACCAAACACGCCACCATTAGCAAACAACCCCATCGATTTGAAAATCCACAAAGCAGCCTGCTTGGTTGCAATCCTTGCAATGTCTGAGAGTACTGATTTGGCAAAATCACTGAATGACGCCTTACCAGTCGTCATTGCGTTATAGATTGCGTCCTCCGTAGCACCAGCAAAAGATTCAAACACTTTCCTACCAGCAGAAGCAGAATCTGTAGCAGCCTTTTCAAAGTCCTTGAACGCCTTGTTCCATCCATCCGTATAAGTGTTCTGGCTCGTATCATCCTTTTGTTTACGTTGACGCTCACTCTTATTCAGTTCTAGAGTCTGTTTCAGAACGTCCCGCTTCGCCTCTAGTACGCGAATCTCTTCATACCCGAGAGAAATACGTTTCTCATCAGTAAGCATGTCCTCTATTTTTTGCAAACGGTATTCTGTCAACGCAACAGTGACATCAGCTTGTGTTGTGCCGTACTCCCGGAGAACACTGTCAGCAATCTTTTGCTCTTCAATAGAATCCCTGTACGATTGAAGTTTCAGCTCCTCTTGGCGAATAGCACTGTCTGCAGCATCAGCCAACCGATTTTGCTGATCCTCCTCCAGCTTCATCGCAGCAACCTTGTCTTTGGTTGCTTCCACCTCACGCATCTTTTGCAGCTCCTCGGGGGTAGCTGCTTGTTGCGTCATCTTAGTTTTGTCTTCCTTGCCAGTCTTCGGGTCAATCGCATACTTGGCATCGTATTTGCCTGCTGAAATTGCCGCCTCAAGCTTGTCAACGTTTGTACTTGCTGTCCGTCCAGACAATAGCGCAGCGTACTCAGACTCCAACTGAGCAAGCTGTACGCGAGCGTTTGCAATGTCTTTAGTGATCGGGTTCTCAGCAATCTTCTGCTCAGCTTTTGGTGCTGTGGGAATGTTTACCGTTCCGCCCGCTGTGCCAGTACCCTCGCCTTTTTCGCCTTGTAGAGCCTTCTTGCGCTCCTCCTCAGCTTTCTTCCGCTCTTCGGCGTATGCGTTACTCAGTCGGACGCGCTGATCCCTCAGATTCTTAATTTCACCATCAATGGTCTTTGCAAGTTTGTCTTCCGCTGACGTAAACCAATTGCCACCGAACAGAGACTTTCCGTTAGCTGCATCAGCACGTAAGCCATCACGTTTGCTCTCTTTACTTGCAATCTTCTCGTCTATGTCTTGGATCTTCTTAAGGTATGTTTCAGATCCGGTTGAGAGCCCCAGCAACTGTTTAACTAACTCCGCTACCTTCTCAATGCCCTGAGTGACCCAGCTAACAAAGCCTTGAATCCCGGGTAATGCAAACTCAGCAATTGAGTTACCAATGCCCCCAAATGCGCCACTAAGGCGATCCAACGAGTCCTTAAAGTCTCCGGATGATTTAGCAAACGGACCGGAGATAAGTTGGTTAGTGCGGACCATACGGTCATACAACTCACCCTTCTTTTCTGCCGTCTGTTCAATCGCTGGAGCGAGCTTCCAGTACTGAGCACCCAACGCCGTAACGGCTTGGGACTGTGCAATAGTCACTTGGTTACTCAGCTCGGTGAGCTTCTTGTCTGATTCACCAGCTTCTTTAGCGTCGTTGAGCGCGTCTTTCTTCTTCTTAACGGCCATAACAATGTCTTCCTGCAATTGCAGGGAACTCTTGAATGTGCCATCAGCGTTCTTTTGCTCTACGTCCAGTGCCTTAATGGCATTGGTAACCTTGCCGGTTTCCTCATCCTGCTTAGCCAGCTTGGCAGACAGAGATTCGGAGCTTTGAATCAATTCATCCAGTGACGCGCCACCAAGCTTTGCAGCAACGTCGAGCAACTGCAGACGAGTAGCAGAGATGTTTGTACGGTCAGACATCTCGTCAAAATGGTCAGCCGCATTGATGGCGGCAGATGCGAGAGGAATGACGGCTGCGAGAACGGCCGTAGCTGCGACAGCAAATGTCCCGAGCACTACCGTCGCTCCAAGCACCGCAGAACCCACCAAGCCCATACCCGATGCGACACCGGTTAAGCCACTAGACAACGTAGCAAAGCCAGAAGTGGCAGTGCTAGCAATCGACGGTGTTAAAGACAGTGTGGAGTTAACGTAACCAGCGACACCCCGTGCAACGTTAGCTGAGGCCGTAAATCCGTTCAGTGCCTTAGTTGTGTTGCCAATACTGACAGACGCTTTATTGTGTGTGTTGGTATGCGTGTTTAGTGTGGCGCTCGCTGAACTGACAAGCCCGGGAACGACGTTGAGTGCCTTGGTGTAGTAGTTGACGTTTGTGTAGCTGTTACCAACGGCATTACTGAACGAATTGAATGATCCAGTAGCGGTATTAACAGTGCCACTCAATTGAGCCGTCTGGCTATTTGCACCACTAGCCGCAGTACCCAATGAGTTTACTGATTGAGCGGCGGTGTTAGTGGTGGAGCCCAATGCAGCAACTTGCTGTTGGGCTGCTGTAACCTGTGATGTGTTAACACGAAATAGTAGATTCAGAATGTCCATTGGATACCTCTTATCGAGTATTTAGACGCGATCACTCACTGCTGCTATTCGCTAACACAGAACGCTCATGCAGCCACCGGTTGTCCATGTCTACCAACAACTCAACGTCGAAAGGAGACAGCTCTACATCAAGGAGCCGTTGGTATGCATCTATCTCCAGAAACGAAATAGGCATCGGGCCACCCATTCCGTACTGACGACGAGAGGACAAGGCACTAAAGATGCTGGTGATGTACTCAGAGCCTTTCGGTGGCCCTTCATAATCCAATTCAGCATAGATGCGGGCTAAGTCCTCCTCAGACCGACCCGCTTTACGCATCATGTCTCGGCCAAACTCTAGCGTGCGCTTTCTAGTAACTCCCTGGCTATTGGGAGTGTTCATTCGTACGCTATGAGCTACAAAGTCCGAAATCTTACTTTTTAGTGTGTTGAAAGAAAGTAGCACGCTGCGTAATGAACGCCTCAACCTGCTCACGAATGAATTGCAGTTCGGGGTTTGATAGCAGCTCCAATGCCTTTTCTGGTGAATACTCAAGCGGCTGATCGCTTCCGTCTTGCTCCAGACCACTCCAGCCAACAACACATGAGCACACCAGTTCAATGCTTTGGTTATACATCTCATCAACGGTAGCTGCGTCCTGGCGCTTCAAGTTGGCCTCCGCAATGCGCTTAGCGGTTGTGCGGAACGCTTTACTGTCCTGACCAACGATTTGGAAAACGATTCCCGTTTTCTCACCGGTAGGCATTTCAATTTCTAGCGGAACGGCGATGGGGAATAATTTAGATAGCTGCATAATGATTTCCTCAAAAGTAAAAGGCCTCGATTCGAGGCCTTTTATTTATGCTTGTTCGCTATCCGCTATTTGGATTACACGCGTGTGATCTTCAGAGAAGTACCCGCTGTAGTGTCGTAAATCGCGTTGAATTCAAGTTCGACTGTTACTGGACCGTCGCCGGTACTAGACATACTGCCCTTGACGTACTTGACCTTCGGGAACAAATAGGTATGGCTGTTCGTGCCGTCTGTCAGCGTGAATTCAATGGAGGTGTCAGTGTTGTTCTTCCACTTGTTATAGACAGTTGCGTCTTCGAACAGAGCAGTAGCCTTACCCGTCACTTCTGCCTTGCCAGAAGTAATACTGCGAACGCCAGCTGTGCCTAGTACGTTGGCCGCAACAAGGTTATTCTTCAGAGTCCAGCTGATTGCAGACAGATAGCCAACTGCAGTACCACCTTCCTTGAACGTACCACCGACGTGGTAGAACTTTGGCTTCGCTGCAACAGCAGTAGGAGTGCTGTCAATCGATGTTGCGCTGAATGCAGATTCAGTTGCACCAAGAATGCTGAACTTCGTGGTTACCAGGCCATCAGTTGAAACATCAACCGTAACGCTGTCAATCGTGCAGCCGTTGAACGTGTGGTACTGTGCAAGGTCGGTATAACCTTCTTCAATTGCAAACGAACGCTGGGTCGAGCTAGCAGGAATTGTCAGGACGTTGGTAGCCCACGTACCTTGCAAAGCAGCTTCAAGGAATACGTCAAAGTTGCTTGCGCACATTGCCACTTCAAGATCAGCCTTAACTGACTCGTTACCAGCACGCGCATAGGCGATTTGACGGTCAGAACGAATCGAAGCATCTGTGATGATTGGGCGGTCTAGATTTCCACTGAAACTAATGAACTCAACCAACTGAGTTTGTGGAGTAGCTGGAGTCGCGCCGAAAGTAGCTTCCTGAATGAATGCTAGCCAACGCTTAGAGCCTGTTGCTTGTGCCATAAGAATTCCTTTGTTTTAGTTGTTATTTGGAACACGTTGGACTTATTTATAAGTTTTGATAGGCTCCCTGTTACCTAGTCGTCGACCATTGCAGTATTACGCTGACTGCATACCAGCCGTTAACTTCTCGGCCTGCTTCGACCCACGACTGAGTTACCCGCAAAACATCAGAATTAACCGCAACACTCCATGTCCTTGGAAATGCGTTAACCACCAGATCAGCAGCGGTGAGTGCATTTGTGGAACCTTGCCCAATTGGGTAATACAGGTCTACTTGATACATCCCAAACAGCTCATCCCGTCCAGAAACGCCGACTGTGAGGCGATTAGGACGAGCCGGAAGCAAAGTAGTACGAGTGAACGAAGTACCGGACGTTGGCCTGTTGATTACGTTCTCAAGCACTAGCGCTGGAATACCGCTAACCGCTCCCACCGCAGTATCTAGTTGTTGTTTTACATCTGCATAGTTCATTTAAGACCTGCCTTCTCTTTTGCCACCTCTGTAATCTGCTCTGCTTCCAGCAAGGTAGTACGAAGCATTGCGCGGGGTGCCATCTTTTCAGTACCGTATTCAACATACCCGGCGTACTCCTGCGTGTTCCAGACATCAATGCTTTCCTTCTTCTGATCGAAACCCCAACCACCTTGCAGTGCGCCAGTACGAACCGGAGTGCGGGCGCGAACACGCTCTAAGAACTCCACGCCCCATTCCTCTTTGAAGCGACGTAGGCGGGTATCAAGGTCAATGTTGAACTTGTCGATTTCGCCGCCCTTGCTCACATCCCACTCACGGTCAGCCATTACTGAAGCTCCAATCGGTATGCAATCATGGTTGTAGAAGGCTTGTAATCACAGACTGCTGTGATCTGCCATTGACCGACGCTTGATGTCACTAGGTCACCAACTTGCGGACTGAATGAACCAACCGCAGTTACGTACATCACCTTTGACTGCATCGCCATAGGAGTAGCCGCCGTTGGGCCTTCCTGGGTTTCTGTCTTAGACGGGCTGATTACGCCGTATGCCTTACCGACGCTAGAACCATTGCGGGTTACTGTGATTTGGAAGCCGAGGCTCTTGATTAACGCCGTTGCTTTGCCGTTTAGAGCTAGGTAGTCCATAGCGTCTCCTTAGCGGCTCAGGTAGTACATTGATTGACGGCCCTTCATCAGCGGCCACAGGATGAGCTCAACCTTACGGAAGCCATCGAACGTAGCCATTTCTGCGCGGCCAGCGGTCTTGTATGTGGTCGAAGTCGAAATCTCACCTACCTTGACCGTCTCACTCTGAACGTCCAATGCCGTAGCACCTTCAGGAAACAGGTTTGAGCCAAGCAGGTACATCAAAGCCAGCTCAGCCTGGGCCTTCTTCAGCTCAGCAGGGATACCGACCAAACGAGTCTTGCCATTGCGGTCATAGAAAGGGTAACGGGGCCACAAAAGCGCCTGGTTGCCTTCCTCCGGGTTAGACAAGAACTTTGGACCGTAGAGCAGATCGAGAGATTGGCAAGCAACAATCAAGGCTTGTTCCTTCGTCGTCGTATCACCAACCCAATCTGCATTGCCAATACCGGAGT